GACGGGGCCGACGTTGTAGCCGAGCATCTTGAGCTCGCGCTGAATCAGTTTGACGCGATCTTTCGCTTTCGATCCTTTGCGGACAGATTGCCCAGGGTACGGAGGCACCGCGGCCGGCTGAGTGGTCTGTGGCGGACCGGACACGATGCGCTCCGAGATCGGTGACGCCCAAGTCCAAGTGTCTGGTGTCACCTCGATGTGCAGGTGATCGTTTTGTGCTCCAGGCGGACGGCCGATCCAGCCGCGGCCTACTTCCCAGTAGCGCTTTGCCCAGTAATCGTGAATGCGCTGGATGCCGAGCACTTCATGATGCTCGATAAGCCAGGGGATGACGTCTTGCTCGACGCATTCGCGGGATGGTGCGGTCGGGTGTCCGTCGTCACGGCGATAACTCAGGTCTTGAGCTGCACCGAAAGCGTGCGACGACCAGGCGGTGCCGCCGCGGATCGGCCTTCGGCCATAGCAACCGATTCCCCAGAATCCCCAGCGCTCTTCGAGGTACTTGCGGATCTGGCGCAGGTTCGGTGAGCAGGTGTCAAACGGGTGGCGTGGCGTATCCCGTTGCCAACTGTGATATCTCAAGACTTCTTTCCGATGATCGGGGTCACTTCGTCGCCTCGACGCGCGGCGATGCCGTTGCCGACGGCGTAACCGGCAATCATGCCGATCAGACCGGTGCCGGCCTCGTTCGAGATCGAATCGGTCATCAACAGAAGCGTGACACAAACCAGGGCGACAAGAGCGATCATGGCTTTCGACGGGTTCGCGATGTTCATCTCTGTCCAATCCACAAGCAGAAGACGACGATCACGCTCATCACGAAAGCAAGCGCGGCCGTTTTCGCGTCTTCGCTAGTGATGATCATGGGGCCGGCGGGTATGGGTGGGGGGCTTTGACGGCGGCTACGGCGTCGAGCCAGGCTTGTTCGGTTCCGTCGCCTCGTTGCCACTCAAAGAACAGCGGGTCGCTGGTCGCTTCGTAGTCGGCGCGTCGGGCGTTTTCGACGGCGGCGATCTGGTTGTTGTAGTCGACGGTCGGCCATGCGGCGTCGAGCTCGGCTTGTGACGGCTTCGGCGTGTCGTCGTACCAGACGAGCGTCGCGTAATCGTTACCGGACAGCGACCATTGAGCGCCTGGATAAAGGGCTACAAGTACGGCGGCGTAATCGATCATGCGCTGATCTCCAAAGCAAACAGTTGGCCGGTGTTGAGGCTGTTGTTGATGTTTGCCGTCTGGCTTGCCTCAAACGCCTTGAAACGGCCTTTGTAGGTTGTGGCGGAAGTTGTGGCGGGGCTGTCGTAACCGATCACGGTCTGACCTGCGAACGACTGCAGCGTGCTAAGGAGGAGACCCGTAAGCATTCCCTCGGCGCCGGAGATCGCGACGTTACTGTTGTCGGTGATTTGGTATTGGGCACGAGTGTGAGTAGCGCCGCCGTTCTGCGCGTTTTGCGTGAAAACCCAAATAAGCAAAATGTCGCTGTCGCTTGATGTCGGCGTAATGGTCACGCTTATGTTTGCATCCACAAACGAGGTCGAAGTCGTCGATCTTGAAGTTGCGTCAGTTGCGCGGACAAGCTGCAAAATGCGGAACGCGCCGCGCAGACTGTTCATCTGCGCCGCGGTCAAGACGTTACCGGCGACGAAAGTGGCGGGCAGGCTGGTCGGCGTTGCCATAGGTGACTCCTATCCTAGAGCATTCAGGGCATCGAGGACACCATAGACGGCGTCGTCCAAGATGAGCTGGTAGACGATGGTGGTCGGGCTTGTGTAAAAACGGGCGACATGACCGCCAGAAATGTCGATGTAATGCTCGACGCCTTCGACCGCGAGTTCCTGGGCGAGCTGCGTTGTTGATGCGCCGTTGATGAACGACTTCTCGATCGTGATGGTGTCGCCGATGTCGATCGTGGCGACGACGTCACGTTGCGCGTCAGAGAGTTGTGAGAACGCGACCTCGATTGCGGTGAAGGTCGGTTCCGGTTCAGGGTTCAGCAGATAGTCGGCGAGATCGGCACAGGCGGCGTCGGTGTCGAGTAGCGATGCGCTAATGGCTACTGACTGGATAAAGTATTTGGCTTGGCTGTCTGTGTCTTCTGCGGATCCGAAGTCGTTGGCAAGTGATTGAACGTATGCCAGGTTGACGACTTTGTCGGCCCCAAACGAGATGTCGACGTTGCGGTACGGGTAGTTCGTGCCGTCGTCATGGAAGCTGGCGACGGCCGCGGACAGCGTTGGACCGATCCGGTTCTCAAACACGAGGACGCCTTCTCGATCGATATACAGCCGGCCGCGCTCTGTTTCGTTGATCAGCCTGAGATAGTCAAGGACGTTCTGTCCGAGCTCAAGGTCGTAATCGTGTCCGCCTCCGCCGCCGCCGGTGTGGCCTCCGAGCTCGACGGTGCCGGTAGCAATGTTGCGGGCCGATCCGGTCGGATAGTCCACTTCGGGCAGATCAAGGATGGTTTCGACGCGAGCACCGGACAGTTCTTTGTCGATATGTACGTCGTCGGTGACGGTTTGAGCGAGCCGGTAAAAGTCGTCCACACAGTCCACTTCGACGGCGTCGTTGCCGTCGAGGCCGAACTGGTAGTTGTAGTTGACGACACGGCCGACGAAGAGCAGCTCGGATTCGCGGTACAGACGGACCAGCCGCATCGGGGCGAGTCCTGGTTCATTGTTTGACGGGTCGTAATACGGCGAGTCGCTAGCGAACGGGTTGAAGACGCCGCCGGCGGCGGTGTCGTCAAGGATGAAGCTCATGGTGCCGGCGGAGAACTGGTCGTTGATGTCGCGCCGGCCTCGGTTGATCTGAATGTTTCGTGCGCCATCGGTGATGTCTGCGAAGTCGGTAAGTCCATCGAGGACGAACGTGGTGCCGTCTAGAACGCCGCGTAAGGCGTCATCAAGGCGGAACCCTTGTACGGGTGCGCCGGTGTCGATTTCGAGCGTGTAGTCGCCCGATTGGACGATGGTGGCGGTCATTGCCGGCCGACGAATGAGGCGGAGCCGCTGGCGCGGTTGAACTTGATAAGGCTGTCAGCGATGACACGGCCGGTTTCGGCGGTCGGGTTGAGGGTGGCGACGTTGACGTTGTAGGTGACGTTGCCTTGTCCTGGGCGAATCAGCGTCGAGGATTGAAGGCCAGCAGCTGTGGGGACGGTAGTGCTAACGAAACCGGAGCCTTGCAGGCTGGCTTGAAGATCAGCGAAGCTTGGGATGCCTCCGCCGCCGGCTGGTGCTTCTACTTTGGCAAGGCGTAGCGCGTCGGCGAGTGCGTTGGCTTTAGCGATTGCGGTGTCGAGCTGGCCGGTGTCAACAAGGATTTTCAGTTCCGATTGAACTTCTTGCGGGACGTTGCCCATTTCTTCGATGACGTTGGCGAGTTCTTCGTAGACGCGTTTGTTGGCTTCTTGCCATTCGTCGGAGCCTTCGGCGTTGCTGTCTGCGATGCCGCGGAACTCGTCGACGGCGCTGTTGAAATCGCGGACGGCTTGCTCACGGTCAAGCTGGTCGAGGTAACGCTGAATCTCTGGATTGAGCGCAAACATGCGCTTGTACAGCTCGTCGGTCGACGCCCAAAGCAAATCGACTCGTTCGGTCAGTTTCTCGGTTGAACCGGATGCGCGGTCGATTTTCTGTTGGTAGTCCTCCGTCGGTTTGATGGCACGCTCAAACTGTTCGAGGGCGTCACCGACGCTGTCGCCCATGTCACGAACGCTTTCGTACATGTCGCCGGCTTCCTCGCGGGCTGAGTCGGTGGTGCGCTCAAAGTTCTCGATCTCATCGGATGCCAAGCCAAGTTTTTCGGCGAGCCAGCCGACGCCGTCGCGAAGCAAATTGAAGAATCCGAGCAATTTCTCGATCGCGGCGCTGACGATGCCGAACTTTTGCTCAAGATAAACCAGGGCGGCGATGAGCGCGGTGAACACGATCAGGCCTGACGCGACTTGCACGGCGGTAAATGAGGTGGCAAGCGCCAAGTTGATTCCGGTCGTGATCGCGGAAATCGTTGACCAGATACCCATCGCAATGTTTGCGACGACAACAGCAGCGGCCAACGTTCCGAGACCAGCCGCCAAAGCAAGAATGAGTTCGGTGTTGTCGGCGACAAAGTCGGCTAGCGGAATGATGATTTCGGTCAACTTCTCGAAAGCCGGCAAGAGAGCCAAGCCGATTGATTCCGACGCCTGGCTGAAAGCCACTTTCATCTGGTCGGTGCCGTTAGCGGTCGCTTCCGCGGTGCCGCCGACCTGATTCTCGATTTCCTCGAGGATCATGTTCTGCGCTTCAAGAACTTCGCCAGACTCGACGAGGGTGCGGATCTGATCCTGCTGGGCTTCGGTGAACTGGATGCCAGAACGGCGGAGCGCGGTCAGGCCGGCGATCGGGTCGTTGAGGGCTTTGCCGAGCTGCTTTGCGTTGTCGGTGACAGATCCAAAGCCGGCGGACGCCATGTCGAGCGTGAGCTGCGTGGCGCGGTCGAACGCGCCTCCGACCTCGTCGGCGCTCGATGCGATGTCCTTGAACGTGAGCAGTAGCGCTTGGGATTCTTTGATGGTGTTCTGGTTGACGCCGGTCAGGCGGGCCTGCTCGTTAGCCAGATCGACGAGCCGGTTGGTGACCTTCTGAGTTTCCTCGCCGAACAGCCCCATCGTCGTTGCGATCTGCTCGATGCGCGCGTTCGATGTTGCGGCCTGCTCACCAGCGGCCACCATCTTCGCGCCGGCCACGGCGAGGCCGCCAAGCGCGGCGGTGGCTGGTACAAACGCTTTCTTGAGAGCGAACGCGGTTTTCTGGCCGGTCGTTTCGAGTCTCTTGAAGTCGGACATGGCCTTCTTCAGGCCACGGTTATTGAACTCGCTAACGATGGGTACGTTGATTGCCATTAGCGCAGCTCCTGGTTGATGATCTCGGACATGTCGTCGATGGCTGATCTTACGCCTTGCACGACTTCAGGCATGTGGCGTTCCGCGGTCGGCCACATTACCCTCGAGGCCGGCGCGAAGCGGTCAAGGCGGGCAATCATGGCGCGGCCTGACGGGCTGTTTCCTGAGCTTTTGCGGCCAGCGATGTCGAAGATCACGCCGGCGGCGCTTGTCTGCCGAAGCGTAAGCAGAGGGATGGTGTCGCTATTGCGGGCTTTGGATCCCTTGAACGCGACTTTGACGTTGCGTTTGACGGTGCGGCCGTCGTAACCGCCGCGCCAGTTTCCCCAGCCAGACAACGGTGAAACGTCGGGAAACAGTTTTTTGGCTTCGGCTTGCATTGGCTTAGCGGCCAGTTTCATGCGCCGAATCGTGGTCTTGCGCAGCTCAGGGTCGACGCGGCGAAGCGTGCGAAGCGTGTCGGCTAGGCCGTTCACTTCGACTTTGGTGCTAACGCTTGCCACGGTTCTGCTGCTTTTTCTGCTCCTCGAAAACATCGACCACGGTGTTGAGGTCTTTGGTCTCGAACTCGATGTCGGGGGGCCACCAGCCGACGGCGACCAGCAGTTCTGCTAGCTGGCGTCGTCTGGTTCCCCTGGGGTAGGGCGGTTATCGCTGCTCACAATCTCCGGCAGGCCATCGACCTTGTTGAGAAAGTCATCGAACGTCGCGGGGACGACGATCTTGACGCTCTTGGCTGATTCGTAAGCCAAGAACGCAATGTCTTCGGCGCCGATCTGATTCGCCATCTGCGACATCTTGGCCTTGAACTTGCGTTCCCAAGCGACGAGCGCACGAAGCGTGGTAGTGACTTCGTGCGTCTCGCCGTTCAGGGTAAACCGGAGGGTCAGTTGCATGTCGGGGTTCCTTTGTTAGGGGATGAAACTGGGATCAGCTGGTGGCGCGGGTGAGGGCGCCGCCGCGGAAAGTGACGTCCATCGTCGGCAGCTCGCCGACACCGCCGTTGACGGGGGTGACGGACTCGAGGTAGCAGCCGGTGAGTGTGTAGGCGGGGTTCGAGGTGCTAGGAGTTCCGGAGGTCGTCGGCGTGACGACCACGTTCACAGCCGTCCCGACGATCGAGTTCAGCTTTTCCTCGACCTCGCTCGTGCCGTACGAGATCATCAGCGTGCAGGAGATCTCGTGGTTGCCGAGTCCCTTGACGAACTTGCGGGCGGTGTCGCCGAACCCTGTCGACTCCAGGGCCTCGTAGGCCTCCGTGACGGAAATCTGAGAACATTGGTCTGAAAAATCGACTGAGTCGATGGTCAGGTTGGCCTGGTTGAGAACAACGGTGGTTGCCATTGGGTCAATTCCTTCTTGTTGCTAGCCGGACGGTTAGATCATAGGCGGGGAGCTGTTGCTCACCGATGAGGGCGATAGACGGCGTGCCGGCGGTCACGGCGATGTCCGCGCTCTCATGGATGGCGTCGACGGCGGTCAGGATCCAGTTCGTCGCGTCTTGGTTGCCTGGCGGCGGCGCGAGGACACGGAGCGTGAACGTCATGTCGGCGATGTTAGTGTTGAAGCCGCTGAACGTCGGCATCTCGATGAAGACGGTGAGCGGGCGGGCGTTGCGCGGGTCGGTGACCGGCTTGTAGCCGAGCGCGGTGACAGCGGCTTTGATCTGGGCGATCGCGCTGATGAAGATTCCGGAGGCAGGCATCAGCCCACCTGCGGTCTACCGACGCCGAGGAGCTGCAG